AATGATTCTCTATATTTAACTTTAGATAAACCTATATTAACAGGGACCAATTTAAATTCTTTTTTAATAAGAAGATATGTTCCCAACCCTTCATTTGTTATAGTTGATTCTTTAAAAATAGATTCATCACCAGGATTTTTAATACCAGAATATACTTCTCAAGATATTTTAGATAATTTTGATAACATAATTAAAGAACTAACAGAAAAAGGATTAATTTAATATATTTATAACATATAACAACAAAATAAAACATGGGATACTTAAATAACAGTGTTGTCACAGTAGATGCAATTTTAACAGATACTGGTCGTCAACTATTAGCACAAAACAACGGTCAATTTAGAATTACTCAATTTGCTCTAGCAGATGATGAAATTGATTATACACTTTATAACCCTACTCACCCTTCAGGTTCAGCATATTATGGTCAAGCAATCCAAAATATGCCCTTACTAGAGGCTTTTCCTCAATCAACACAAGTAATGAAATATAAACTTGTAACTCTTCCTCGTGGTACAGCTAAAATGCCTATCCTTGATTTAGGTTATAGTGCAATTGTTATTAAACAAGGTGCTTCATTAGCAATTACTCCTCAAACATTAAATTATTTAGGTGGTAATACTTATGAAACAGCAGGTTATACAGCTACAATTTCAGATGTTCGTTTATTTAATACATTTGAAGGTGTTGGTATTGATACCCCGGCCGTCCAAGCCCTTAATTTAACTAATCAAACCCAAACATTAGGTACATCGGTATCTAAAACAGTAGTTGGTACTACAATTAATTTAAGAGCAACTACAATTAATACATTATTTGGTTCAAACACTCAATTACAAGCCACATTAACCGTAGAGGGTAGAGATTCAGGTGCAAGACTAACAATACCCGTAACCGTAACAAAAGTATCCTAAAATATAAATTATGTCATTTAAAAGATTAGAAACAGACGATTTTGTAATAAGTACAGATTCAATTTCCTCTACTTTATTTTCAAATAATTCCCCATCACTGTCATCAGTATTTACATCATCCGAACAAGAAAATGCATCTTCTGGGGATTTTTATTTGAATGTATATAACACAGCCTCAACATTATCAACAGCCGAGGTCCAATTTGGCATTGCTTATGGAAATGCAGCAGGCAGTGGTAGTTTAAATTATAATAATGCTGTAAATGGTAAATCCCCCACATCAACCATATTTGGACAATGGCAAGACTTAGTAATAGGGGATGAAAATACTAATTTTATATTTGGTACTATTACATCATCACAGTTTTTTGCATTAACCTTTGAAAGAGCAAGATATAAAGATTCATTATTTTTAGGATCTCTTTCATTAACTCTTACAGGTTCATCAGGTTCTATTACATTAACCGAGAATAGTAACTATGTAAGTTCTGTTCAATTTACAGAAGCCGGTAGAGTATTTCAATTAATATCTGGATCACAAGGTGTCAGATATACTGGTTCAGCTACAACTGTTGATGGTTATTCAAAGAATTCTGGTTCTTATGGTTGGTTATTACCTGATATAGGAACTATCATCTTAAATCCATTAGCCCTAGCTGATTTTTCAGTAAGTGGAGGTATTGGATTTCAATATAGTGGTTCAGCTACAGCATCATCTGCTCCTAATACATCCCCAAATACTTCATTATTTCAATCAATTAGTGGAGGTATGGCCTCTAAGAGTTTTAGTATTAATTCTCAAGAATCTATAACTTCAGATTTTATATTTGTTAGACCTAGAAGTTCAGAATATAATTATTCCGAAAATCCATCCTTTATTTCAGGTTCTACAGGTGAAGTATTATATAGTGATTTTATTAATAATCCACAAACATATATTACAACAATTGGTCTTTATAATGATACAAATCAATTATTAGCTGTTGCAAAATTATCAAGACCACTTCCAAAAGATTTTACTACTGAAGCACTTGTTCGCGTGAAGTTAGATTTTTGATTGAAATAATAAAAATATTAAGTGAGTGCCTACAAACAATTTTTAGCATCAGACATAACTCTTGTACCATTTGAAGTTAATAAGAGCTTTTCTTATAAAGGAAATGAACTAACTGGGTCTGATGTTTCTATTGATCGTTATTTAGGTTTAAACACAAGTTCACTATTCAACCCAAATACAGACCCTATTACAGGTTTAGTATCCCCCCAGTATCAAAGATTAATATATGATTCTGTTAAAGAATTATATTATTCAAATTACCTAAGTTCTAGTTATGGTAGCCCTGCTACCACCCAAAGTTTAGTTCCTGGAAATAATATTGAAGGAAATGTTTATATAGGATCAACAGATTCAAGTGGAAAATATTTTAATTATAACCAATCCACACTAACCTTTAAAAAATATTTCCCAACTGGAACTAATGCTACCGTAGGGGTATTATCAATTCCATCAAGACTTTACGGGAATTATATACAACCTGGTTCTTTTATTTGGGAGGGAATTAGTGGTTCCATTCATGATGATGGAGAAGGTAATTTAATTTTATCATCATCTAATAGAATATGTGGACAAATATTTTATCCTCATGGTATAGCAGTAATTACAAGTAACTCCAACTTAGGAGGAGATGGATATGGATATGGAATTTATGGATCATCATTATATGGTATTCCTACAGCCGCAGCTATTATAGAAGCTTTTACAACATCTTCAAATGTAACTTGTTCATTTTCCTCATCCATTACAATATATGAAAGTCAATATAAATGTACTATAAGAGAAAATGAATTTAATTCTAGTTTAAATCCATCAATAATATCACAAACAGAAGGAGAAGTATATTCATTTGCAACAGGTTCTTACTTTGAACCATATGTAACAACAGTTGGGCTTTATAATGAAAATCAACAATTATTAGCAATAGGAAAATTATCCCAACCACTCCCACTTTCATCAACAACAGATACAACTATAAATATAAACATAGATAGATAATTATGGCAACTTTAGATCCCGGAAATATTGTAAATGGTAATATAATTGAAACAAATGATTTATTACAACTGTATCAAGCTTTTGGTACTGGTTCTGGTACTAGTATTACTGGTTTAAAAATGACAGGTAGTTTAAATGGTAATGCTACTACTGCTACTACTGCTACTACTGCATCCAATATTGTAACTACTCTTACTGGTAGTGATTATTGGTATCCTACTTTTGTTACAAGTGATGGAATTAAGCCTCTTAAAATTGATAATGATTTAGTATACAGTGCTAGTAACAATATTCTAACAGTTACATCATCACATGCTATATCAGCATCATATGCACCACCAAATAACAATTATTCATACCAACTTCTCCCATCATCACCAATTACATTAAGCTTTAGTACACCACAAATTGTTAGTATAGATACTTCAATAGGTTCTCCATACTCTTTTGTGGTTAACGCTGGAATTAATGGTCAAATGGTAGAATTCATTACAGATAATGCCGCACCTAATATAGCATTTAACCAAATAGAAATTACAGGTTCTAGTGCTGCTTTTAAGGGATTAAGTGGATTATCCGTTACTACAGGAAATAATAATCTATTATCCAATATTGTTACAGTACCCCCAACTTCATTTTCATTTAAATGTTTATATTCAAGTACCTCAACGGCTTGGCAAATAATTCTTTAAAATATTATTATGTGGAAATATAAGGAAAAAGTTATAGAAAAAATTGAAGATTTTGGTGACAATCCCCCATTTGGTTTTATATATGTAACAACATATATCCCTACAGGTAAAAAATATTTAGGTAAAAAATCATTATTTAGTATTTTAAATAAAAAATTAGGTAAAAAAGAAATAGCACAACTCCCTATTACTAGAGGCAGAACTAAAACAACCAAACAAATAATAAAAGAATCTGATTGGAAAACATATTATGGATCAGAAGATTTTATAAAACAAAAAATTAAAGAAAAAAAACAAGATGATTTTACTCGTGAAATAATACATTTAGTTGAAAATAAAAAACTATTAACATATTTCGAATGTAAATATCAATTCATGTATGGTGTATTAGAGAATGAGGAATGGATTAATCAAAATGTTTTGGGCAAGTTTTATAGAAAAGATTTTGAATATTAAAAAAAATAACAATGTATTTAAGCTTGGATAACCACGCTTTTTTCATTATATTATAAGATATTATTTTTTATGAATAATGAATTAGTTTTAAACATTTTATATCAAACATTAGGGCACGGTAAAAAAACAGCAAGAAATAATTACGCTTTTAAATGCCCCAATAATTGCCATCCTACTAAACATAAATTAGAAATAAATCTAGAAACCCATAAATATCAATGTTGGATATGTGGTGGGCAAAAAGATGGATATAAAGGTAAAAATTTAATTAAATTATTAAAAAGAGTAGATGTCCCTTTAGATAAAATAAATGAATTAAAATCATTAATTAACTATCGTGAAAACAATAACAACGAAGAATTAATTTATTCCACAATAGAACTCCCTAAAGAATTCAAACCATTATTAAACATACAAAAATCAGATATTATAGGAAGACATGCTTTAGTTTATCTTAAAAAAAGAAATACAACTAAAGAAGATATACTAAAATACAATATTGGTTATTGTGAAGAAGGTCCTTATAAAAATATGATTATAATTCCATCATATGATGAAAATGGTAATTTAAATTATTTTATGAGTCGTTCTTTTGAAAAGGAACCTAAAATAAAAACCAAAAACCCACCATTATCACGTAATATAATTCCTTTTGAATTATTCATAAATTGGGATTTACCTATTATATTATGTGAAGGACCATTTGATGCATTAGCTATAAAAAGAAATGTAATTCCATTATTAGGAAAAAACATTCAATCCAATCTAATGAAAAAAATAATTCTCTCATCAGTTAATAAAATATATATAGCACTTGATAAGGATGCCCAAAAACAAGCTTTATATTTTTGTGAACAACTTTTAAATGAAGGAAAAGAAGTTTATTTAGTAGATGTACAAGAAAAAGATCCATCAGAACTTGGATTCCAAAAATTTACAGAAATAATTAGTAAAACATACCCATTAACACTCTCAAATTTAATGTATCAAAAATTAAATCAACAATGACAAAAATTAAACATACCTATAATAGAATACTAGAAATTTCAGATGACCATCAACAAGTAACATTACCAGATGCTCGTTACTACAGACGAAATGGAAATTATTATCCATCAGTAACTTACGTTTTAGGTTATTATCCTAAAGGAAAACAATTTGAAGAATGGCTTAAAAATATGGGACGTTCAGCTGACTATGTTGTAAAAAAAGCAGCTGAAAATGGTACTAAAGTTCATGAAATGGTTGAAAAATATCTAAATGGGGAAGAATTAAGATTTTTAGATATTAATGGTGTTCCTAGATATGATACTGAAATATGGCAAATGTTCTTACGTTTTGTTGAATTTTGGGAAACATATAATCCTAGATTAATTGAAACTGAAGTCCATTTATTTTCGGATGAATTAAAAGTAGCAGGTACTTGTGATTTAATTTGTGAAATTGATGGTAAAATATGGTTATTAGATGTTAAAACTTCTAACATGATGCACAATACCTATGAACTACAAACATGTGTTTATGGACAATGTTATAAAGAATGTTATGGACAGGAAATAGAAAAGTTTGGTATTTTATGGTTGAAATCCTCTAAACGTAGACTAAATGTAGAAAAAATGACTGGTAAAGGATGGGAAGTAGTTATGCCAGCTCGCTCACAGGAAGAAAATTTAGAAATATTTAAAATGGTAAGACGTTTATTTGATATTGAAAACCCTCAAGATACTCCTACATTTACTGAATTAAAGACCATAATAAAAAGAAATTTGGAATCCTAACTTATTTTCATTATATTTATGGCAAACTGTATCCATGATTGGACTGATATCCCTTTTAAAAGAAATACAAGGTAAGCCAAAAGCAATTTTTATGGCGGGTCCTGCTGGTTCAGGCAAATCATTTATATCTTCTAAATTAGTACCTTCAGATTTTACTACTATTAATGTAGACGATACTTATGAGGAATTACTTAAATCCTCAGGCATTGGAATGAAATTAGCTAACATGTCACCTGATGAATTAAAAAAATCAGGTGAATTAATGGGTCAAGCAAGAAAAGTAACAGATACTAAATTTCAAGATGCTGTTAAAGATGCTAAAAATTTACTAATCGATAGTGTAGGTGGTTCTTCTAAAACATTACTTAAGAAAAAAGCAGAATTAGAATCATTAGGTTATCAAACAGCAATGATAATGACTTATGTGTCGCCTATAACGTCACTAGAGCGTAATAAAACGCGAGACAGATCATTGTTGCCGAGTATTGTGATTCGTTCATGGCGCGATGTAAATACCAATATAGACGTATACAGACAGGCGTTTGGTAATAATTTTATATTATTAAATTTAGATCCAGATAATGCTAATAAAAATTTTGATGAAGAATATATTTATAAAACTTATATTGAACCTTTAGGACAAATAGGTAAAGAAAAATCCCCCGAAGAAAAAACCAAATCAGAATCAGAAGCAAAACAAATATACTCAGATATTAAACAAACTCTTAAATCACAACCTGAGTTTGATACTGTAGAACAAGCAAAAACAAAAATCACTAACTTTATACAAAAATGAAAAAATTATTAGATCTATTAAACGAAATTGAAACCGAAGAAAGAAAAATTAAAGAAGCAACTCCTATTGAGGAAGCTGAAACAACAACCGTTGATGAAATTGGAAAATTCTTCGTAGCTAAAAAACCAACTTCTAAAAACGACAAAATTGAAGATTTAGTTATTGAAACAAGTGTATTAGATTTTGCATCAAAAGGATTAGAACCTAAAAAATTGTTAGGTATATATAAACAAAAATCTGATGCTCGTAGAGTTGCTACTGAAGCTATTAAAGAATATGAATTGCAACTTAAGGAAATGGAAGATGCTATGGAAGCTTTCCGCGGTGCTAAAAAAGATATTGAAGAGAAAAAAAATTTAGCTAAAGAAAAAATTCAAAAATTAAAACAATAATGAATTTACTAACAGAATTCTTATTAGAGGGTATTGTTGAAGCAGATAAAACTAAAGTAGTAGCATTGTATGGAGGGGCATTCAAACCCCCAACCAAAGGCCATTTTAATGTTATTCAAAAAGCAGCTGACCAAAACCCCGAAATTGATGAAATTCTTGTTTATGTTGGGGGTGGTGAACGTGATGGTATTAGTCAAGGTGAATCCATACAAATTTGGGAATTATATAAAAAATATCTTCCATTAAAGGTAAAATTTGAACCTTCAAAGGCTCCAATTGGTGATATTTTACGTTATGCCAAAGAACATCCTGAAGAAGAAATATTATGGATTATAGGTGCTCGAGAAAATAACCCTGAAGATTTTGCAGATATATCATCTAGAACTAGAACAATAGATAAATACCCAAATTTACAATTACGTGTTATCCAAACATCTGGGGGTGTAAGTGGTACTGCGGCTCGTAAAGCAGTAAAAGATAATAACAAAGAACAATTTTTTAACATGATCCCAGATATTTCTGAAAAACAACAAGTATGGGATATTGTTTCTCCTGTTATTAGAGAAGTAGGTGAGGCAAATCTTAAACCATATAAGTGGGAAGAAGTTGATAGAGAAGGTTATTATGTTTATACTCGATTCATAACAAATAGTGAAACTCAATATGATGTAGATCTTGAAACCATGACATACACTCCTAAAGATTCTACATCAGGTATCAAAGCAATAGGAGTTGAATTCTCAGCAAAACTAAAAGATGCTGAGGGTTCTTCTGCTAAAATAGTAGTTAATAAAGGTGAAATGTATAAAGTAATGTCTACTATAGTAGATATAGTTAAAAAATATATTAAGAAATTTAAAGCTCAAGCTATTATTTATTCTCCTTCTAAAAAATCAAGTGAAGAAGATTTTGGTACTCAAAGAGATCAACTATATAAAGCATTTATCACTAAAGCCATCCCCGGTGTTAAATTTGAACAAAAAGGAGATATGGTAGTTGCTATCTTACCTAATACTATTTCTGAAGCAGACCCTAAAAAAGGAACAGGTAAAAAACCAGAAGGTTCAGGTCGTAGATTATATACAGATGAAAACCCAAAGGATACAGTAGGTATTAAATTTAAAACTAAAGAAGATATTGTTGATACTTTAAATAAAACATCTTTTAAGTCCAAACCACATGTTCGTCAATCTCAAATTATTAATTTGATTCATCAAAGAGTAAGAGCAGCTTATGGTAAAGCAAAAGATCCTGAAGTAAAATCAAGACTAAAACGTGCTTTAGATTATATTGAATCACGTAAAGAATCATCTAAAGCAAAAACCCAACGTTTAAATAAAATGAAAGAAGCTTCTGACCCACAAGCAGGTACAGCTTTACCATATGGTTCAGGATTTGCACCAGTTAAAGAAAATGACCCGTTTGGTTTAAATGAACTAGCAAGACAATTTGTTAAAGAAGCTTTGATAGAAACTTGGAATCCCAAGGAATCTTTCGTATCTTTATCTCAATACATGATTGACAATGGAATGAATATCCAACCATTGCCAAAAATTAAGGTTATATCGGATGATGAAGATAACGCATCCAATTTTTTGGGTAAAACAGCTTACTACAATCCTACAGACAAATCAATTACTCTGTATACTATGGATAGGCACCCAAAAGATATATTGCGTTCGTTTGCTCATGAAATGGTCCACCACGAACAAAATTTAGAAGGTAGATTAGGTAATATTAATACTACCAATACTAGTGAAGATGGTCATTTAGATAAAATTGAAAGAGAAGCAATTGAAATAGGTGGTATTATGTTACGTAATTGGGAGGACAGTATTAAAAATTCTTAATTTAAAAAAGTAAAATAAAAATAATGGCTTCTTTAATAACTTTATTAAAACCAATAATCAACGAACTTCTCATTAAAGAAATAGGAGAAGCCAATATAGTACCTTTAAAATGGGATAAAAGATCAGGAACCGATACGTTTGTTTTTTACATAGAAATAGAAGATAAAGAAGTTAGAGTAAAAGTTTCTTTTGATGAAATAGAAGATGAAATATATAAACAATATTACTTTCCTCCTAAATATCGTAAGTTAGATAATGTATGGAATTTAGCATATGAAGTTGGAAATACTGATATTCAATATACTAAAACAAATCTTAAAACCATATTAACTATTTTATCCACAGTAGTAGATATAACAAAGTCATTTATAAAAAATCAATCTCCAAATGGGTTATTTATTAAAGGAACATCAAAAGAATTAGGAAGTGATAATATCTCACAAAAATCAAATCTCTATAGAACATTTATTTCAAAGCAATTAAGTGATATCCCCAACTATGATGTGGATACTTATAAAGAGGGATTCATAATAATAAAAAATAAATGAAGTATAAACTAACAGATCTATATAAACAAATTAAAGAGGAATCAACTGAACCTGAAGTACAACAATATAAAATATTTTGTGATATGGATGGCGTTTTAACAGATTTTGATAAACAATTTAAAGATCTTAATCCTGAACATCTATCATCTTCTCAATACCAAACTAAATATGGTAAGGAAAAATTTTGGAACTTTATTGATAAAGAAAATAAATTAAAATTTTGGACTACAATGGAATGGATGCCTGATGGTAAACAATTATGGGATTATATAAAAAAATACTCTCCTACAATTCTATCAGCCCCTTCTATGGATCCATCCTCCCGTTTAGGAAAGAGAATATGGTTAAAAAACAATATTCCTGGAGCTAAATTAATTCTAGCAGCTTCTGAAAAAAAACAAAATTATTCTAATAAAGATTCAATACTTATTGATGATAGACCTAATAATATAGAACAATGGCGTTCCCAAGGAGGAATAGGTATATTACACACAAATACACAAGATACAATTAAAAGATTACAAGCATATGGCCTTTAAAAGAATAGTAGCAAAATCCGAACAGGATTTAGAAAAAATTATAGACGATGTAAGGGATTGGTTTTCAGCATCGAATGATTATGATGTAAAATTTTCAAAAGAAACTAGAAAATTTATGGATCCTGAATCCAAAAAAATAGTAGAAAAATCCATAGATGTAATAGAGGCAAATGATAAAGTAAATGATAAGCGTGCCACCATTAAATTTATTCCTATGAATGAAAAAAATGAAATGAAACTTGAGTTAGGTGGTGAAGGTGAATCAGTAGTAGCAGGTAAAATATCTAACCAAATGAAAGGGAGAGGTACATTAAAAAGTTATAGTAAAGATAAAAAAGTACCATTAAAAGAAAACTTCATTAAAAAATCAGAATTAAAAGAAATCATTAAAGAAGAAATTAGACAGTTACTAAAATAAATGAATAATAACTCAGTTTTAAAAAAAGAATTTAAGGAAAGAGATGTTCAACGTCTTAGAAATCTTGTTCAAGGCAAGTATGGGGATAAAACTACCTTAGGAACTGGTTATCAAAAAACAAAAGAATTTCACAATGAAGGTGATATTTGGGAGGAAGACGATCGTACTTGGACTATAAAAAATGGTATAAAACAAAACATTACTAAATTAGACAAAGCAAAAGAAAATATAGTATTACCTTTATTTTGTCCTACTTGTTCTCGTACAATGAAACCACATTTAGATAAAAAATGGTTTGTAATGTATGGTCATTGTTTTGATTGTCAAGTAGATTTTGAAACCAAACTTCGTAAAGAAGGTAAATTAGAGGAATTTGAGAAACAGGTTATCAACCAACATCTTGAAGGTACAATTCAAGATTTTGAAATATGGTTTAATGAATTAATTAATACCAAAGATCAATTTATTACTGAAGATGGTGATATTGAGAAATGGGATGGATATGGTAAAGAACAGTTATTAAAATACAAAAATGAAGCATTAGAATATTTAAAAAAACAAAAATTATAATGGAAATAATAATGATAATCCCTACCATAGTAGTTGCTCTAATTACAGCTGTATTTGGACCCGTTGCTGTTGAATGGGCAAAAACATATTTTTCAAACAAAAAAGGGATTAATTCGGTAAGTGAAGCTATTCAAATTAATGCTTTAGTTGATGAACAATTAGAAATTATTCAAGATGAACTTGAATGTGATAGAATATGGGTAGCCCAATTTCATAATGGAGGACATTTTTATCCAACAGGTAAATCAATCCAAAAATTTTCTATTTTTTACGAAAAATCAAACCCAAACCTCCCCCCATTCCAACAATATTTCCAATCAGTTCCTGTATCTTTATTTCCTAAAGCAATGGCTGAACTTTATAAAAACGGAGAAATAAATGTTTTTGAATCAAATGGGGAAGATTATGGTTTAAAAGTATTTTCTGACTCATATAATGCTAAATCTTATTATTTGATTTCATTAGGTGATTTACATGACCGTTTTATAGGTATGCTTTGTATATGTTATTCACAAAAATATGAATTATCTAAAGAAGAATGGATATTTATACGACAGAAAGCAGGTGTTATAGGTACATTAATTGATGGATACTTAAATAAAAAAAAATAAATAAAAAAAATATGTTTAATTATAAAGATTTCTACCCCTTATTAAATGAAAGCACATCCCAAGATATAGCTAAAGCCATTGATAATACAATTAACACAATGGATGAAAACCTAGGAGTTCATGATTTCGCTAAAGCCATTGCTTTTATTTTAAAAGACCAATATGGCTCTCATAATTACCAACAATTCATTACAACCCTTAAAAACGAATTAAACTCAGACTAAAAATGAAAGATATTCAAAAAATACAAGAATTTTTCTCTAAACCTTTAAATGAAGAATCAACTACATTTAAAGTAGGTGACAAAGTAACCTATTTAGGACACCCAGCAGAAATTACTAAGGTAAATAAAGAAATAACAGGTGCTATTACTTATAATGTATCTTATGATAAAGGTAATGGTAAAACTAAAGTAACTAATATACATAGTAAAGATGATTCAATAAAACCTATAAAAGAAGATTTTGGACAAGCTTTATTTAACAGACTAAAACCAAAAGATTCTGATTTAGAAGCAATTGTTAACACTTTAAAACAAGATCCAAAAATAGCTAATTCCCCAGACCAAGCTTCCTTTAAAGAAGCTTTAGAACGTTATATTAGATTCAGTAGTGATAAAAATTCTATTGGACAAGCTGCAGTACGAGCTTTAGAATATAGAAACACTGGAAGTAGATATGGAAGTGGATTTGATAGAATATTTGATATGTTAGTTGATAAGAAGAATTTAAAAGAAGGTAACGAAGAATACTACAAACCAAAAATCCGTAAGGATAAAAACGATCCTAAAGTTTTATATGTTGATATAGCTTATCCTGCAGGTTCAGGTTTTACAACCGCTTTAGGTTCTAAAACTATGTCGGGTAGAGATAGAGAAGAAGGTGCTGCTAAAGCATTGTCAATGGGTAATAATATTGCTAAAAAATTAGAAGTAAAATACAACATTGAATATATTGGTGTAAGTGATGGTAAAAATGGTAAAGTAACAGTATTTGCTGTATCAGATGATTTTATTAAAATGGCTTCTCCTTCATTAAATGAAGCTAAAAAAGAAAATGAATATCCTATAGTAA